GCATCTATTTCAATCCACGCCCCTGCATTCATCAACAAAACCGTATAACTACCAGCCCCCGAATAAGTATTTGTAGCCGTGCCGCTGCCTGTAATAGTTTCGCTGTTCCCGTCACCCCACCTAATTTCAGCTACATCCGCACCTACATCGTAAGATATTGACTTTGTTTCGCCCGCTGCGGCATCAAGGGTGAGGGTTGCGCTTTTTTGTATTTCTATGTTGTCGATGCCGGTGCAGATGCCGTCTCGTTCGAGGGTTTTGGTGCCGCTGTAGCTTTGTGGGATGTTGAAGGTGGCGCTGAATGTTTCGGTGGCGCCTGCGGCTATTGTTTTTGTGACGGTTATGGGGCTTAGGCCCTGGAATATGAAGTGTTGTGTTGCTTCTTCGCTGGATGTGGTGTTGTTGGTTATATTAATGGATGTGGTAAAGGTTGCGCCGGATATGGCGGTTTCGTTTTGTACATTGCTGCATGTGAATGCAGATAGTATATCAAAGGTGGTGTTGCCTTCTACGGCGCCTTGTATGGTTAGTGTGTAGGTGCCGGGTGTTACTCCGGATGGCATGGTTCCGGTGGCGTTGATTGTTTTGGTTTCGTAGTCGGCGAATGTTACGGTTTCACTGTATTCTACGATTTTAAAGCCAAAGTCCCATATAAACTTAAAATAGGCTTGCCCGCCTTCGGTGCTTGTAACTGTTGCGGATGCGCTTAGGGTGCCTTCGGTTTCGTACAGGTCGTTTGTTGTTAGGTTGCTGAGGGTATAGCTTCCGCCGATTCTGTATATGGCTATTTTGCCGGAAAGGCGGGCGCGTAGGTTGTATGTGGCGTTGCCTTGTGCGTCTGTGCTTTCGCTGTAGTCGCTTATCATGAGCTGGCCGCGCCAGATGGTTTTTTCAAATTCGTAGAAGAAGTCCACGGGCTTTTGCTGCATGGCCAGTTTGACTATCCTATCGCGGTCTAAATAATCTTCAGTTTCGCCGTTGGTTTCGTTGATTGATAGCAAACCGCGTATGTTAAGGTTTAATGCATAGCCTGCACTGTGGTAGCGCGCCTGGCCGTCATCCTGTTTTGTTTTTGCTTTTTTCAGCAAAAATTGCAGGTTCATATCGTTGGCCGTTGTGCCTGCCAATAGCTTTTCGGCGCCTTCGATGCGTGTTTTGAGTAGTATGTTGTATCCTTTCGGCTCTTTCATTGCTATGCGTCTTGTATGATCATCCTGAATTCTGAAACGGCTATGTAGCGCGTTATATCCTGGATATAGTTTAGCGTGCTTTCCTGGTGCAGGGCTTGCTTTACCTGTTCATTGCTGTTGTTTTCTACAGCTTCAATTATTAGCTCTGTTTTTGCTTCTGCGGTGGTTTGGTCTGTTGCATACAGGTGCAGGGTTACGGTGCAATCGTCATATTTTTTGCCTTGTTTGGTGTGTATTTCTTCGTGTTCGTAGGTGAATACGCAAAATGGCTCGGTGGCGCTTTCGGGCGCTATGTTGGCGTAGGTTGGTACTACGTTGCTTACTATGCTATGTATTGTTTCGGGTATGGTCATGATTGATAGTAATTATAGGTGTAGGTGCGTTGGGCGATGTAGTAGAAGAAGCGGTCGTTAATTTGCAGGCTGCCGCGTTGCATTTCTGCATGCAGGTTGGTTTTTAAAGCATTTTCTACTTGTTTGATTTTGGCCAGGGCTTCGCTTATGCTGTTGCTGTATATGCGAAGGTCTACCTGTACCTGGTATTTTTGGGTTTCCTTGGTGCGTTGGGTCAGTTTGCTGTAGCTATATACGCAATAGGGCATAGCGGGCGTGGCTTCGTCTGTGGTGAAAGCATACGCCGGGGCTATGGCGTTTATGGTGTTGTATAGCTGCTCACTGATTGTCATTTTACCTGGTATTTTTTGATTTGTTTCATGATTTGTGCGCGCATTTCGCTTTCACTTCTGTTTTCTACCTGCGATTGTGTTGCTTCCCAGCTTTCTTCTACGAAGTGTTTTGCTTTTATTCCGCCGTCCCAGTTTGCTGTTTGTCTTTTTCGCGGCTGACTGAAGTCGTGCGAAAAGTCGCGTTTGCTTAGTGTGCCGTAGTTGTGCCAGTAGGCTACCAGGTAGGATGGTATTTCGCTACCGGCGCCACTGGTGTAGGGTGCTTTGCTTGTGTCGTATTTTACGCCTGCAATCAGCCGTACATGATCCCACTTTTTTTTGCTTTTTGTGCCTACAGTGCGCTTCATGCCGCTGCCGGGCATGTTGCTTTTCAGGCGCTTGGTGAATATGCTGGCGCCTTTGCGGTATGCTGCCGTAACTGCCTTCTTACTGACAGCTTCGGGCAATTTTTCAAATAAGCGTTCCAGCTTTTCGTCGCCTGTAAATTTCACTGTTTTGGCCATTATACGTTTTCTTTTTCGGCTGTTATCCGCAGGTATTTGCGGTTTTCTATTCGTTCAATGTCCTGGATGTCGTAGTTTTCGCCATCGTATTCTAACCGCATATCATTTTTGATGCCTGTTTGGTAGTGCATGGTTAGCTCGATGCGTGGAATGAATACAACGCTGTCGTTTTCTACATTTTCGCTGCCTTTTTGCTCTACTTTAGCAAACGCACGGGCAAACTGACTGTATGTTTTTGTGGGTTGCCCGCTGCTATTGACGCTATGTGTAGCGGCGTACAGGGTTATTATTTCGTCAAATTCTCCTATCATCAGTATTTATATGCTCTTAGCAACCTATCGGCTGCTGTGGTTTTACCGGCTACCGGGTCGGCTGGTTGTTCGTACATCCTGCCTGCTATTAGCATTGCGGCGGCTTTTATGTCGCTGGGTACGGTTTGCAGGCCTGTGTTTGCTTTTATTGTTACCGGGCGTTCGGTTTCGTCGTCAAGGGTATGGTTCTCGTAGAAGATTACCTTATCGCGCATCCGGGGCCATTGCTTCACAAGTTCGTAGTCGGATATTGGCAGGGTTTGGGTGGTGCCCTGTCCGTCTATGTAGGTTATTTCGGTAATGGATTGCACGGGCTTAACTGGAAATATGGCGCTTTTGAATGCTTTTAGCCTGAATTCGCAGGTGCCTGGCAATGGCAGGATGTTGACGCGCTGTTTTACGTCTTGTACGGCTGCGTCCAACAGGTGCTGCAAATAGATGTCTTGTTCGCTATGCAGGATGCGAAGGTGGTCTTTGAGTTCCTGCAATGTAATGACGCTACCTGTTTCTGTTAGCTGTGTATATACCATTACTCAAAATATTTTACAATTTTTTCTAATGTGGCTTTGCCTATGCCTTCAATGGATTGCAGGAAATCTGCATCCAGTTCTTTAACGGTTTCGATTTCATCCAGCCCGGCGGCTTCTAATGCTTCGCGGCCTGGCAGGTCGGATGGAAGGGTTGATGTTTCTACCTGTACTGCTAATCCGTCGTGGATTAGCTCATTTGCTTCTTTTTCGCCTACATTGGCGGTTTGCCCTTCGGCGTATGCGTATCCCAGGAATGTTGGGTTTTTTATGAATTTTACTTTCATGTGCTATAAGTGTTTAATAGGCCTGGCACGAATGCCAGGCCTGGAAAATCAACGGTCAATTATTGCAATGCAGCATCTATGATTTTTGCGAAGGATTTGGGCTGCTTTACGAAAACGTCCCAGAAGGTATCAACCTGCAGTTCAATTAGGCCTGATTTTTTGGCGCTGTAGGGGTCTGCGATAATGTCCATGCCTCCCCATTGGCCTACCCAAAGGTCTTGCCAATTGCCAAATAGCAAGGCGGAAAGGGTGTCACCGGAAGATCCTTTGCTGAGATCATCGGGTACCTGGTCGTTGCTGTAGGCGGCACGGCCGTTCATTTCTCCGTTCATCCAGATGCGCGCGCTGTCGCCGGTTTCTATCGCGGTTTTTTTCAGGTACGACCTGAGTGCGCTGTTGGTAAGGTATGCCAGATTTTGGGGCATGCCCGCATCTGTTTTCACCTCGCCTTCCAGGTTGACAACATCGGCGAAGGTCAAGGTGGCGCCATCGGGGTCACCTGCTACTACCTGCCCTACACCGGTGGCGTTAAGCAAGCCTTCGGGCTGGCCACTGGATCCGCTTCCGTTGATGGCGGCTGCCATAAGGGCGGCGTTGATTGCGTTGATGAGCTGTCGCGAAATAACGGCTTCGCTATCGCCATCCTGCAAAATCAGTTGTTTAGAGAGCTGACTGAGTGCTGTCAGGCGGTGCGGGTACATTTCGTAGCGGTCGGTGGCGCCGGTAGTGGTGTTGTTCGCAGTGTTTTCAGCTGTCCAGCTTGCTGCGAAATCTTTGCCACGGCCTACGTTTACGCGTCCCTGCAAGCCTGTAACTACCTGCATGCCCAATTGGCTTCCCATGAATTGGGATTGCAGTTCGTCAATGAAGGTTACCGGGCGGTTTCTTACAAGGCCTTCGCCGGTTCCATCGGCAGCGGCGCCTGCAAGGATGGCGGCACGTTGCTCGGTGTTTTTAAGTGCCTTCAAAGGTACGCCTACGCCTCGCAATTCCATCCCGGATTGCCGGGCTTCGTTTTCTGCCTCCTGGTGCATTTCTGCCTCAAAGCCTTCTGTTTTTCCGGTAACGGCGGCTGCAAACATTTTCCGCAGATTGAAGTTTTTGCGGATTTCGTTGCTTTCGCCGCCTTCGGGCTTTTGGCGCTGTTGGCCCTGATTGGCTTGCATGTTTTCGATGCGTTGTGCCCGGGCGATGTCTTTGTCGAGTTGGTCGATTTCGGCCATGTAGCCGTCAAATTTCGTTTTTTCGTCGTCGTTCATGTCGCGCTGTTCATTTTCAGCGGTTGTGACAAGGGTTTGCGCGGCTTCGTGCTTTTGTCCGCGCTCTTCTTGAAGTTCTCTGAGTGTTTTCATTTTTTCAGTAATTTCAGTTTGAGTTTTCGTTTAGCGATTTCGGTATATTGCGCGGGCGCGTGATTAGCCGCGCTTTGGTTTCTTGCTTCTTTGCGCTGTTGTTCTGCTACCTTAACTGTTGTTTCCTGGTAGGCTGGGTAGGTTACTGGCGATACGTCGCGCAATAGCTCTATTTTTTCAATTGTGCGCTTGTCTTTTTTGTCGTCGTCGTCGAAAAATTGCCAGCTTTCTTCTTTTACTCTAAATGCGAAGCTGGATTGATCTACATCACCGGTTGCAATCATATCGTATGCATCGAGTGCGGTGCGCCGGTTCTGGCTTACCTTTGCGCGATAGTTCAGGTTGCCGCTATCGTCAAGGTATAATTCCAGGGTGCCGCTTTTGGTGCGGGCAATTACCTGGTTCTCGTCGTGATTAAGCAAGCAACGTACATCGTCGCTTAAAACTTCGTCAAAGGCTCCGGGGGCGATTTCTTCAATGAATATGCCTGCGATTTCGGTTGGTTCACCTGTTTTGGCTGCCACGCCTTCGATATAATATTCCTTGCTTTCGTCTTCGCCCGGTTCGGTGGCTCTTATTTCGGGCTTTTGGGCTATAGTTCTTTTTTCTATCTGCATTATTGTGTGTTTTGATTTCGCTTTAAGTCCAGGTAATCGTCTATCCTGTCAAGGGGTACCAGGTTGTTTGCCTGTACAAAATGGCGGTCGCCGCCTTCTATGGGGTTTTCACCTTCGCGGGTCAGGATGTCGTTTTGGCTGAATGCGCCGATGTTGAACATGGTTTGGTAGTAGTCCTTACGGGTTTGGATGTCGCCGCGTAGTAGCTCATCAAAGTTCTTATTTACTTTCCATCTGCCTTGCTCTTTTTTGAAGAATAGTTTCCAGGTTATTTCCTGCTCTGCGTTTTCGGCGATTGGTAGCAAGCAATCCTGCACGTATTCCATACTCTGGTGTTCAATGTTGCTGAAGGTGGCTGCATCCATTACGCCGATCTTATGCGGCGGAACGTTGAACATGCGCGCGATTTCGGCGTTGGTGAATTTCCGGGTTTCAATAAATTGGGCGTCTTCGGGGGGTATGCCTATACGGTTGTATTTGGCGCCTCCTTCCAGCATCATGATCTTATGGGCGGCTGTTTCGCCTTCAAATTGACGGTATTCTTCCTGCAGTCTGTTAAAGGCGTCATCCTGTAGCTGGTCGGGTACTTCGATGGTGCCGCCTACGTGGGCGCCTTTTTTGAAGAAGTCGCTGCCAAAACGTTGGGCGTATTGGCCGGTACTTAAGTTGACGCGCTGTTGCTGTATTACGCTTAGGCCTTCCAGCCCGTTCAAACTTAAATTCATTATGTGCAGCACATCGCTATCAAATAGGTTTTCGCCGGTGTCTGCAAGGTGGTAGTATTTGCTGCCTTTTTCTACGAAAGGGCGGACGTTGGCGGGGTGTAGTAGTTCCAGCCTGGTAGGGCGGAAGGTTACGGGGCTTCGCCGGATGCGTGCATAGCCGTTGCCCCATAACAGGTAAAATAGAAACCATGTTTTTTGGAAGGTGTAGGCTGTGGTGTATCGGTTTGGGCGCCTGCGTAGCAGGGTGGCTATGGCTGTATCGTTGGCTTTTAGGGTCCGGTTGCCCTGGATTTGCAGCACGTCAAATGGCAGGCTGGCCAGATGGTTAGCTATAAGGTTGACGGCGCTGTATACGGCTGACAGGCGAAGGGATGTTTCTTCTGTGACGGGGCTATCGTCTAATAGGTTTGATAGCCGCGCGTTGGCAGCGCGGCTCCTGACTGGAATGTCGGTGGCGCGCTGCTCGCTGCGGCGTTGGAAAATCGAAAGGTCAGCACTATGAAGAAAATCGAGTAGGGGCATGTACGCACTTGTTAGCTGTTCAATTACAAACATAATGTAATTTTTGCTAATATGTGCGTAACTGGGTTACGGTTTTTAATGTTTATAGTGCGATTTTAATGCGAAGGGCGTCAAGTGCCCATTTCAGGCGCTGTTTCTGCGCGTCTGTTATTTTGATTTGGGCGCGTTTCCATCGCATTATCTGGTCGTATTCGTTGATATTGAAACCCGCTTCTGTTAGGAAGGGGCGCCAGTGGACGTAAGTTATGGCAGCTACATTGCTGCGTAGCTGTTCGGTGCTGGTAGTGTTTTTTGCGCGTTGTATTTGTGCTTTGCAGGATTGTAGCTGTTTTTTTAGCGCGTTGAAGTGTTCTGTTGCCAGCATGCTTTTACCTGCGATAGCATCGTTGACGCTATGCGGGGGCACATTGGCGGCTTTGCATAATTCTTTGTAATTAATTGCAGGCAGTCTGAATATTTCCAGCATACGCGCATGTTTTGTTTTGTTGGCGCGTTGGCTGTGTTTTGGGGTGTAGTATTGTAGCTTGTTTTTCCGAATGCGCCAGGCTGTTGCACGGCTCATGCCGTGTTTTTGCATTAGCTCTTTGGCGCTTTCGCTGGGGTTGACTGGTATTTTCATGATTTGATAGGTTTTAATATAAAAAATGCCTGTTTCTGCCGGTTGCAGGCTCCCGGGCGGAAATTTTATTGAATTAAATTTATAATCTTATTCCGTTAAGGTTTTTTGTAGCTTCATCAGCAACCTTAATTGCTTCAGCTTCTTCTTGTGAAATCATCACAGGCTTTTTTTCATGTCGAAGCCAAATCATCCCGGACGGTGATTGAGACAAATACTTTTGTCTCTTTTTTTCATCATCAAACATTTTATCCTTGTGCAGGTCGATATCTACACCGCCACCTTGGATGTATGCAGGGTTTATGACTTTGCCGAAGTCAAATATATTACGTACGAAAAATTTGTAAGATTTCCCGCTTATCATCGTTACGGTAACTGTCTGCTCGTGATCGCCGTCTTCATCTGTTTTATCAATTTTAACTTGTGATTTCTCAACCTTCTGTACGTTTTTATACAGTTTTTCTTTTCTTGCTTTTTCAGCTTTTTGCTTTTCAATTTTGCGCTGATTAGCTTCTATTTGTTCATCATGCTTTTTATTGAGCGCTTTACGAATTTTGTGCTCAATAGTAGCATAATCGATTTCGTAGTATGTTGTAATGTTGTAGTCATCCCAGTCTGTTGCTACAGGCTTGAATGCGTGGTGGTCAATTTCGTGAAGATTACCTAAAACAGGGTGATAGTTAACAATGTAGTCAAAATTTTCAACATTCCAGCCGTGGTAGCTATGGTGTTTCAGTTTCAGCGTGGAAGGAATATCAAGTTTTTGAGCTTCATTTTTATAGTGCTCAAGTGCTGCCTGGTTTTCTGCAAAAAAAGCATCAACCCAATCTTTGTCAAGCATAATATGCATTCTTTTATTAACCTTTACGTTTAATGCATTAAGAATGCTTTTATTCGCAACAATAGCTGAATGCTTACCTGCTTTTGTTCGTGCATATTCTGCTGTTGTTTTTATCCACTCGTTATTTATTTTCACGAGTACCCGAATACTCCCGTATGATGTTTTGTTCGTGTTGACGTCTTCAGGTTTTATTTCCTCAAACTTGACCTGAAACTGTTTTCCTTTTTTTGTTTCAGCAGTTATTTCCGTCTTCGGATTGTAAATTCTGTAAGTTTTCATTGCGTTAAAGTTTAATGTTTTAATAAGTGTCAATTCTTATTAGCAAATATAACAAGAAATAAAAC